AACTGCAAAACATTTACCCCGACATGACTATCAACCATCCCATCCCTTTTGATTGCTACCATAGGACTTGGGGTTTCATAGATGTTAAAAGCACCAAGAAAACAAACGGAATGCTTTTGGTCGGTGTTTGGAAATCAAGGTCTATTCCTAACCATTACGCATTAATGGTGGGTGAGTTTCCTACCTATGAGTTCAAGGGTTTCTTTCCGGGTGAAGAAGTATTTAATGATGAAAACATTGTTAACCTCGGACATGGAGAAACCTACGGAATATCTCAGGACAGATTAATAATGGAACTATGAACACAGGACAAATTGTAAAGAGCAAATCAACCGAAAGATTTACAACTTTACCAAATGAGTTGATAAAGTCTAAATCTTTAACACTTGATGAAAAAGGTCTTTTGAGTTATTTATTATCACTTCCATCGGATTGGGTTATCTACAAAAAGAATCTTTACAACAACCTTCCCGACAAACCTGGCAGCATAGATAGGGCATTTAAGGGGTTACAGTCCAAAGGTTATATCTTATCAATAAAGATGCATGACCAAATTACAGGGAGGTTTGTTGGATGGAATCATATTGTTTATGACATACCTGCCGAGAATGAAGATAACCGAGTTCGGGAAAACCCGACATCGGAAATTACCGACCTCGGTGAAAGTGCCATTATACAAAAGACTAATTACATACAAAAGAAAGATATAATACAAATAAAAGATTTAGAGTTTATTTCAGATCATTGGGAAGATGTTTGGAAGGGATGGATGGAATATAAAAAAGTTGAGCATGGTAACAAGTTTAAGTCTGCCAAGACTGAACAGACTGCCATAAACAACTTAGTTGAACTTGCAGGTGGCGATTTGGAAACTGCGAAAAAAGTTATCAATCAAAGCATATCAAACAACTACAAAGGATTATTTAAACTTAATATCACAAACAATGTTACCACTAAATCAAGCACTGACATCTATGCACAACGCAGAGCAGAACTCCATCAGTACACCGATAAGATTGACCAACTCCGAGGCATTAGACCTTGAGAGGTTTAAACTATCAAGAACCTCCCAACCGATATCCGTATTAAGTGGTGCATTGGTAGTGGATGAACTAATCAACGGAATGCAGAAACTTGGGGTAAAAGGTGACAAGATGCCAAACAATGCAGACCTTTTGCTTATGTACAAGTCTATTATGGAGGAATACCCGAATATAAAAGTAGGGGAACTGTCCCTTGCTTTTGACCTTGCAGCAAAGGGGAAACTTGACATTGATGCTGAAACTTATCAGAACTTCTCAATGCTTTATCTGCACCGAATCCTTAGGGCATTCGCAAGGTATGGGATGCAGAAGTTAAATGAGATCAAACCAGCAGAAGATAAAAAATGGAATCCAAGATTTGTTACGGATGATGAAAAGATAGAAACTGCATTTGATTCATATAAAAAATTTCACATTTGGGATGCCATTGTCTTTGGGGTGGATGTGTTCCATATCCTCTACAAGCAAGGGAAAATCATTGTTGATGCCGAGAATACCTATGACAAGGTATTGAGGTCAATGAATGACAGAATGTTTGATGGTTCAAGGCAGGACAAAATAGACATTAAGAACAAGTTAAAAGATGATGACTACATGGAAAACCAATGCTATCGGATGGCGGTATCTGAGTACTTTGATAAAATACTAAAATCACAATAAAATGAGAGTTTTAGTTGCTTGTGAAAAAAGTCAAACAGTTTGCAAAGAGTTTAGAAAATTGGGTCATGAGGCATATTCTTGCGATATTGAAGAATGTACTGGAGATAATCCTGAATGGCATATAAAAGACAATGTTTTGAATCATTTGGATAAAGGTTGGGACTTATTAATAGCACACCCACCTTGCACGGATTTAGCAGTTAGCGGAGCAAGATGGTTCCCCGAAAAAAGAAAAAATGGTCAGCAGCAAAATAGTATTAAGTTTTTTTTAGAATTTACTAAAACCAAAATACCTAAAGTCTGCATTGAAAATCCAATCGGTATCATGTCATCAATCTATAAAAAACCAAGACAAGTTATTCAACCTTATTATTTCGGTCATCCTGAATTCAAAGCGACCTGCTTATGGTTGAGAGGTTTGCCAAGATTAAATGCAACAAATTATATCAAACCACCAAAAAGGGGAGATGCAGACTGGAATGCATGGAACAGGGTACATAAATGTCCACCATCTGAAAATAGGAAAGAATTGAGAGCATGGAAATATAATTTAATCGCAAAGGCAATGGCAGAACAATGGGGCAAAAATTAATCAATATGGACTTAACCGCAGGAATGTTAACTAAGTTCGCATTAATGAAATTGGAATCCAAAGGGTACTATGTTTGGCGAAATAATAACCTATCGGTACCTGGCAGGAAGTTCATTGGTGAAAGAGGCGTGGCAGATGTAACGGGATTCTGCAAGAAAACAGGCAAGGCGGTTTACTGTGAGGTTAAAACAATTAAGGATAAACTTAGCGATTATCAAATAGTTTTTCTTAATAGAGCAAAGAATGCTGGTGCATTGTGCTACCTTGCCACAGACAACAAAGGAATCCCCGAACTGAATGAATGGGTCTGACCAAGAACGATATCATCACAGGTCTATACACCGATAAGGATATAGACAACGCCATCAAGAAGATGCAACCTTTTGAGTTGCAGGATGACTTACGGCAAGAGATGTTTATGGTTCTTTGTGAGATGGATGAGGTAAAGTTTATGTCAATGCATACTGGTGGTTTTTTAAAGTTCTACTTGGTCCGTACAATGCTCTCAATGATTAAGTCCGATAGGTCAACCTTCTTCAATAAGTTCCGAAGGGTATTTACCGAATGGACCGAGAAGCACGATGCACCCGATTATAACGATACAATCCAAACCGATGAGATAACTGTTAAATTAAATAATAGTCTAAAGATTCTACATTGGTATGAACTTGAGATACTACGCTTGTATTCCGAGAACGGACAGAACATAATGTCCCTTTCACGGGAGACTGGAATCCCTTATCGTTCACTGATGAAAACAATTAAAAAGACCAAGACATTACTTAAATATAAAATCAAAAACCATGTTGTTACTTAAAATTGTTATCGCATCCCTTTTCTCCGTTTTCTATCTTATAGACATGGCGAGGTTGCCTGAGAAGTTAAAGGTCAATTTTAAACCATTTAACTGCAATATGTGCCTTTCCGTATATGTTGCCATTGCTTTGTTCTTCCTCCCCGTAATGGTCCTTAATTGCGTTCTCGTGGCATTTGTCGCAGGGGTATCTGCTCCGCTATTTAGAAACCTTATGAATAACATTTTCTTTAAAAAATAACACAATGACACAGGAAGATGAAAAGTTTATTCAAGACAACATTTACAACTTTGAATGTGTTAAGATTGGGTTCATGAAGAACCTTCCATTGCATATCTTGGTTGGATATGAGCAGATTTACAGGCGTTACCTTGATGGTGGGTTTATACTGACAAGTTGGTGTGCTAACTGTGTAGCGGATATGATGAAAAGACTTTCAAGGTATTGGGATGAATACCAAGCATCAAAGTTGCTTGTTGCGGAAGTTGTACAAGAATCTGTACAAGTACCAAAAAAGAAAGGTAGACCTTTTAAAACCAAACCATGAGAATCATCACAGTTGGTCAGCGTAACTCAGGGGTATCTTTTCATAGGTTGTTCAATCCCATCATCTACTTGCCAAAGGATTACGCAATGATGACAGATGTGCTTACCGAGGAAGAACTTGAGAAGGGTTATGATATACTTTTTATCAATCGTTACATATCGGGGATGGAGGTTGATGAGGTGGTAAGGTTGAAAGATAAGTACGGGTTTAAGTTGGTGGTTGATGTAGATGACTTTTGGTATCTTGACCCGTGGCATATATTGTACGGAAAATATCCGTACACTAAAGTCATAGACCATATTAAGATAGCAGATATAGTAACTTGCTCAAATAATGATTTGGGTGTTGAGGTTGATAAACTAAACCCGAATTGGATAGTTATACCTAACGCATTGCCATACGGCGAGGATCAGTTCACGGATGTTAAGACCGAATCCGATAAGGTGCGGTTTGTTTACGCAGGTTCAATCACCCATGAGAAAGATATCGCAATACTTAAAAACCCGATGAAGCGTGTTGCAACCGATGTTATAACTAAAAACAACTCAAGGTTTATCCTTTGCGGATATTCACAAGACAAAAAGTTGGAGCAGGTTTGGGGCAGGATGATTAACGATTATCTTTGTGCATTCAAGGTTGATGGGTACATACGAGAAGCATTACCAGTGGACCAATACATGAACTTTTACAATGAAGCAGATGCCTGTCTGATTCCTTTGGTAGATTCAAAGTTTAACTCTATGAAATCAAACCTCAAGGTATTGGAGGCAGCAACTAAGAATGCGGTAGTAATCGCATCCAATGTCAAACCTTATTCTCAATGCCCACACATAATACCTGTAACGCATCAAGGGGGATGGTTTGAAAATATTAAAAAAGTTGTCAAAG